GGATACCTTATCATCTGATGTTTTTAATCTATTTCAACAGGGTCATGATGAAACCCAAATCTTTTACACACTTAAAAAACAAAACCAAAATTTATTTCTATGAAATGTATTAAAACAACAAAACAATTCGGAAGGTATGCTCTCGGTCATATGCTTCGTGTATCTGACAAAGATGCTGACCAAAGAGTGTCCACAGGTTATTGGACCTTCATTCCAAAATCAGAGTTCAAGGGGTCTACCGGTGAAAAGGAAGTAATTCACGAAGAAGACATCAAGAAAAAGAAATCAAAAGAAGTAGAAAAGAAATCTTATGGAAGGAAGAAAACTAAATAGTTTACTCTCTAAACTACGTCAACCTCTACACATCTCTTACATTTCAAAATACATTTTGAAGGAAGATTTAGAGACAACACAAAAAGAATTGGATGACCTTGTTGAAGAAGGTTTGATAATAGAATCTCCATTGTCGTCAAAATATTATGTCGTTCAAACTGTACAAAATCAGAGCTAAGATTGCTCGTGAGACACATTTGAAATTTGGGGAAAAATACCTATATTCATATGTGAATGGTGAAAAGAATGGTTGGATGTCAATACTTGGATTTAAAGTAGGTTGGACAAAAGAACCTCTTTTTTCGGTTAGACATGGTTATACTAAATCAATTAAAATTAAAGATTATTATTTTACACTAAAATGAGTAATGAAATGGTAAATCACCCAGCTCATTATGGTGGTGAGGATAATGTGTATGAAGTTATCAAAGTGATTGAGGCTTGGGAACTTGACTTCCATCTTGGGAATACGGTGAAGTATATCTCAAGGGCTGGTAAGAAAGGTAGTGATAAAGAATTACAAGACTTAAAAAAAGCTCTTTGGTATCTTCAAAGAAAGATTGATAACATAGAAAATGCTGGTTGAGGTAAGATATAATTCAAACCACAAAAACGGAGACAGACCATGGAAAGTGTTTATTGATAAACAACTCTTAAAAGTTGATTCAATAGAATTTCTGTGTCAGATAAACTCTTCTATTGGGTATAGGGATGATGGTAGAGAAACAGGTCATATTACTTGTGACGCTAAAAAAATTACCCTTGAAGATTATTGTTTGGTTATTGAATAATGAAATATAAATTAGCTGCAAGAGGTTCAATTTTAGATGGTTGGGTAATACAATCCGAGGATAAAAAACTTTCCATCAACTGTGTTGAATTTGAAGTGTCGGTTAAAACAAAAACTTTTATTGATAATAATCAAGCTTGGTTGGAATTTGAAACAGAAAATCCTATTATTATCAAAAACCATAAGGTAACAATATATTAAAATGACAGAAAATTATTTAGGAAAAATAGTAAACGGAGATTGTATTGAAGTGATGAAGACCATGGAAGAAGGGTCTGTAGATTTGATTGTGACATCACCACCATATGGTGTCGGGATTGAATATGATGTTCACGATGACGATATGGTTTGGGAAGAATATTCAAAATTCACACAGTTGTGGATGGAACAAGCATACCGTGTGTTGAAAGATGACGGTAGGATTGCTTTGAATATCCCGTATGAGATTAACCGACAAGCCAAGGGTGGAAGAATCTTCATGTTAAGTGAGGTATGGCAAATTATGAAACAGATTGGTTACAAGTTCTTCGGAGTTGTGGACCTTGAAGAGGAATCACCACACAGAAGTCGTACCACAGCGTGGGGGTCATGGATGAGTCCCTCAGCACCTTACATCTATAATCCAAAGGAGTGTGTTATCTTGGCGTATAAAAAGAAACATATTAAGATTATTAAAGGACAACCTGAATGGGTTGGTGAAATGGGTGAGGTTGAAGGTAAAGACGGTAACATGAGAGCCAAGATGATGTATACCGAACAACAGAAACGTGAGTTTATTGATTTGGTATTTGGACAGTGGAATTATTTTGCCGATACTCGTTCATTAACAAAGGCGACCTTCTCGATGGACATCCCAACAAAAGCGATTAAAATTCTCACATATAAGAATGATATCGTCCTTGACCCGTTTGCTGGTTCAGGTACAAGTATGGTTGCTGCAGAGACTTTAGACCGTCGTTGGATTGGTATTGAACTCAGTTCTAACTACGCTAAAGTGGCAAACGAAAGGGTTGGGTTCTTTGTTCAACAAAAAAGACAACAGGTTTTAGAATTTCCTGAAAAATCCTAAACAATATATCGAAAATTACAAATTGGTTTTCCATTCACCAATGGTAAACCATGTTGGTCAAGGGTGATAGTTTTTACTATCACCTTTTTATTTTTGAATCTACCCATCAAAATTGTGTCACCAACCTTTATATTAAGTTGTATCATAGTATTTATAATTAGTGTTTATATTCAAAAAATGGGTGAGATAGTATTAACGGAAATACAACTTAACAATCTAAAACAGAGACTAACTGAAGAGAAGTGGTACAATAATGTTTTGGATATTTTGGGTATTGTTGACCCAACAGGAATTACTGACTTTGTAAATGCCATTTCTTATTATAAACAGGGTGACACCCTATTTGCGTTTTTGTCTTTAATATCTGCAGTACCATATATTGGTGATGCGGTTGGTAAAACTGCTATGGGAACCATGAAAGCCGGAAGTCAAGGGACTAAGTACCTTAGAAATGCTGAAAAAGCCATTAATGCTGGTAATACTGAATTGGCTCTTAAGAATCTTAAGATGTTAGAAAAAGTTGAAGGACCTGCAAACAAATTATTTAAAACCGCTCAGAATTGGACTTCAAGAGTTGATACAGTAATTGATAAAATTCCGAATATGGGAGGATTATTATCAGGATTTAAAAAAGCTCTTCAGAGTTGGTCAAACTTATTTAGTAGTGCGTCAAAAAGGTCCATGGGTGTTAGACGTTTAATGGTAAACAAAACACCTCAAGAACAAATGAAATTGGTTCAAGGTTTAGAATCTGCTTTGAAAAGAGAAAAGTTTATGGACCCGGCAATATTAGGTAAACCAAACATCCTTCAAAGATTCCTTTATGGTGGTGGTCTTGGGTTTGGTAGATTCTCTGACCTGTTTGGGAAAAGTTCTCTAAGAACAAGAGTACTAATGGGTCAAACAAAATTCTATCTCGGATTTTTGGATTTTTTAAATATTGGTAATTTTGTTGGACCTGAAGAACTTTCAGGTATGATGAGTGAAGAACAGATGTTAGCAGCAATGAAACAGTATGAATCAACTCCTGAAGGTCAAGAAGCATTAAAAACTGAGTTGGGTGGAACTACAACAACTCAAGTATCACCACAGGGGTTAGCTACTACGGGTGAAAAAATATCCATGTCGCCGATTACGTCAGCATTAACAAGATTAATGAGTCCAGTATAATGAAAGAAGAATATATTTTAAAATTAGTCCAAGTTCAAAATCAATTTAGATTTTTACATTGGCAAACTACGTTTGATGCTAAACATAAAGCGTATGGAGAAATCTACGAAGGTTTAGGTGTTTTGATTGATGACTTTGTTGAAGCCATGATGGGAAAATATGGGAGACCTGAGTTTCCTGCAGAATTTTCAATAATGTTTCAAGATATAAATAAATTATCTATGCAAAATTTCATTGATGGAATATGTGAGTTTTTGTTTTCAATGACTGAAGGTTTGAACCCAAAATTTGATACTGATTTATTAAATCTTAGAGATGAGATGCTAAGATTAGTTAACAAATTAAAATATTTATTAACTCTTAAATATTAATATGAAAAAGTTTGTAATAACAGAGGAAGAAAAAAGTAGAATTCTTGGGATGCACATTGAAGCAACTTCAAGACAATATTTGAAAGAAGATTTCAATAATGGTATGACCACTATTGAACGATACAATTACAATTGTGGAATCCAATGTTTCTTAAATAAAAAAGGTGTTAAAGATGATGCCGGTCAACCGTTGAAAATTGACGGTTCAATCGGTAACTACCCAAAATCAAAAAGTGCTCAGGCAATTGTCAAATACCAGTCAATGATTAAGGTTTATCCTGTTGACGGTGTGTGGGGTGAAGATACTATGGATGCGATGCCTGATAAAGATAAAGTAATATTTAAACAGTGTATTTCTGATTACGGTGATTTATTTGATAAAATTACACATTACTTTGGTTGGGATTGATGAAAAAAATTATTAAAGAATCGGGTTTACGTGATATTAATGCTTTGGCAAAAAGGTACCCAAAGGCTAAAATATATTTTCACCAAGATTTAGATGGTGTTACCACAGCAATTGCTATGAAAAAATACCTTGAGGATAATGGTATTGATGTTGTAGATTCTGAGGTTATCCAATATGGTGAGAAAGAGTTTGCTGTAAAGAAACCTGATGCTAGTGGTGATGTGATGCCCGTGTTAGTAGATTTTGCTCACGGTAAACCGATGTTTGTTATTCACACAGACCACCACGATACTCAAGTAGGTGCCGAAAAAGATGCTTCAAAATCATTTAGACAAGCCCGTTCAAATGTTGAGACTATTTCTCAAATAATTTCACCAAAAGAATTATTCCCAAGTTCAGACATTCTGTTGATTTCTACTGTTGATTCTGCAGACTTTGCAAAATATGACTTAACAACAAAAGAAGTTGTTAACTTTTTATTTAGGTTAGACAAGGAAAAAGGTTTGGCGAGAAACAAAATGTTGTTAGGGTTAGTGACTAACAAATTACTCTTGGCGTTTAAAAACAAAAAAGGTTTTTTAGAGAGTTTGGTAATGGATTCTGAGCCGTCACTTTATTCAATTCTTAATAACATAAAGACTTGGATGAGTGAGAATACTCGTGAGACACCAGAAAGACTTCAAAGAAATGCCAAAGACTATATGGACTCAATGGCAAATCACCGAAATGTGAAAGTTGAAGATGGAATCATTCTTCAATATGGTATGGGAACTTTGAAAGGTACTGGTTCTTACGACAGATATACTCCTTTTAGAAACAATCCTGAGGCGGACTTTTTGATTATCATGTGGCCTTTAGGTTTGGTACAAGCATCTTGTAATCCATTCAAAAAAGATAGAGAGCTCAAAGGTGTAAATCTTGGAGAAGTTAAAGACGAGGTTTTGAATAAGTGGAAATCACAACTTCAAGATAGAACAATTCCATTATCAACAATCAAATACATTGCAGAATCAGGCATGGGTGCAGAATCAGTTGGATTCACATTCAAAGATTTTGATGCCATTTATGGTGGTAAGATTATGATGATGGATAATGGAGAACAAATATTAGATAGTTTAAAAACAATCATTGACAAACCATTCTCAGAGTTAAGTGAACCTGAAATGAAATTGTTGGATAAGATTGGTGTAAATGCTTGGGATTTGATTCAAGCCAATTCAGGTGGACACAAATGTATTACCAATATTTCGGGACTTAATTATTTGGGTAGAGCACAAAGACCACCATCAGGACCATATAGATATGACCCTGAAAGAGATGACGCTCCATACATCAAATTTGTTAAGATGATTGGACAAGAGTTCTTTAAAGTCTTAAAAGAAAAAATTCAGGAAAGTAAAAAGGAAAATTAATCAACGAGAAACTTAACAGAATCTCCTTTTTTAATATTAAAACTTTTACAAGTACCACCTTCAATTTCCAATATAATATAACCTCTACCACAGTAACTTTCACAGTCTTCATCAACACATGGTGGGCAATTGTGGTGAACCTTTGATATGGTTTGGTCGTCAATGTAGATAATATCTAAAGGTATTATACAATTTTTCATCCAAAAACAATTGGTGTGGTCGGTCATCAGAAACAACATACCGTTAAAATATTCGTTAAAAGTTTTGTTCATCATACCCTCAGCACGTTTACGGTAATCGTCCATAACCTTTACAGTAAAGGTGTTATCGCCTATTTTAACTTTCATGATTATTTATAAATATGGAAAACTATAAAAGGTTGAGTGGTGTGGTCGTTAAAGTTAACGGTGAATGCTTGTTGTGTAAAAGAAACGGTAAGTCATCTTACCCTAATATGTGGTCTATTCCTGCAGGACACGTTGAAAAAGATGAATCAACTAAAGAAGCTGCATATAGAGAGTTTTACGAAGAGACCGATATCAACATAGATAAATATGATTTAGATTTTGTGGGTATACTACCGAAAAAGAAAAAGACAGACGGTAGTATAAAAGGTATGATGTATGTTTATTTATTGAATACTCACGAGTATATGTACCCTAACCTTGAAACTGCTCAAGATGGACATGAACATACTGAATGTGGGTATTTTGGATTGGACAAAGTCAATAATATGGACACAGGAGTGTATTTAAAAACAATTTTACAAAATATTTTTGAAAAAGATTGAACTTTTCAATAGTATAACTATATTTATAATCTCCACCGAAAGGTAGAGACACCCCACAAAAAAGTTTCACTTAGCCCCTTTGACAATTTGAAAAAATTGTTTTATCTTTGTGAGACACTCGGAAGAAGAGGAGTTAAATCCTCGGTTCACAATCCCACAACGAGTGTTTGAGAAAACATAGAAAGTTGTGGGATTTTTCTTTTAATAGAGAGTGTACGTTCTTAAAATAAATAGCGGGATAGAGCAGAGGTAGCTTGCAAGGCTCATAACCTTGAGGTCGGGGGTTCGAATCCTTCTCCCGCTACAAAAAAAAATCACTTAGGTGCTTGACAGAATGAAAAACTGTTGTATCTTTGTATAACAAATCAGGAAACTGAAACGTTCTTTAAATTATTGATTATTCCATCAGTATGTTGATGATGAGACCCTCGGGTTGATTCTGAGAAAATACTGAGAAAAGATAATCGGCCGCCTATGGTCGATAAATAAACCACGAAAGTGGGATAAAGTGGTCTCTCAAGTTTAAAAGAGATTGCGGTTTTTAAAACTTCGGTTTTATTAACTCGAGTAGGCAAGCGGGATATCATAAGTCCTAAGTAATCGAGGGTGACACTGTAGATGAAATGGAAATATGACTCAGCGATGTGGGTCGTTGGGTTGAGTTCGGAAGAACAATAAGAATAACTCGTAGAATTATTGTGGGAAATAGGGTAATCCAACCTTATAACTGCGGGATTCAATATCAAAGGATACTTAAAACCGAAAGGTATGATGACAAACGGGTGGTGCCGAAATCATCCTTGACCATTGTCTACCAAGACATAAGTCACGAAGTAGTCTTGAAGTGTTGAGGTAGGGATATCTCAGAGAGTAGTATAGTATCGAGTCGTTCAAAAGATGGCTTGGCTGGTCGGCGGACCACTACTTTCATCCATCCACAAACAACAAACTTTGCATTTTGAAAGTATGCAAATACTAAAAGACAAAGGAAAAGTGTCCGTCAGTTGTAGGTGAAAGGTGACTACATAGTAATGAGATGTTCATTGCCGTTGTGGGTTTCCAAGACCCACACGATTCTTGAGAACGTTCTCTAATCCCGCAAGGATTCACTGGGGTGGCAACCTCGGAGAGTAATAAGTAAAAAGAGAGTAAGCTACAACTCAAGGAGTGGTACCCCTAAGGAACCGTCACTGAGAATTACTATTCAAAAGATAGTGGAAACGGAAAGAAAAAATAATGTTCCTAAAGATTCTCAATCAAAGGTGTATTCTCAACCTAAATGCCAAAACCCGAAGAAAAAAATCTTCGGGTTTTTTTGTTTATATGAAAAGTTCTTTTTATATTTGTAGTGTTAAATAACAGATATGAAAATAAATTTCACATACAATATTCGGATTGAGAACGAGAAGTTCGGAACCCTCTTGAATGAAACTTTTGTTGATGGTGTTCAGTTTAAGTTATTTTTGAAAATGGTTCACGGTTGTTTGGAACTCAAAGGAGATTTAGATTTCTTCAATGGTACCGACTTCTTGGTTCACATTCCTTACAAGTATTTGGTTGACTCTATTGTTTTGACTTCCTTGGTTACACCAACAGTTGGTGAACTTAGTTTGTCAGAACATATGAAATCTAAGGTGGAAGCTTTAGTTACCAAATAATTTCCTGACATAATGTCAGGTGGTGGAGTGATTGACTGTCATTCGGTCAGTCCCAAAAGAAAAGGTCAGTTTCGGCTGACCTTTTTTATTCTTTTGCGTTATTTGCTCTATCAGATAATCCTATTGGGATTCCCATATATGAACTGATTTGTTTTGTAAGAAATGATATCCATTCATTTAATGCATCGGAGTAGTCGTACGGGTTCTCATCCCATAAAAAATCTAATAAACCATCAATATCAAAATGTTTTATCTCTTCTTCCCCATCGTCATTTATATGTGAGTAGATTATACTTGAATTTGGTATGTCCCAATTTTCAATTACGGCTGTTACATATCTTTCATCATTAATTTCTTCAACATAAACGGATGAATTTGTAAAATCCAAATCAACGTATGACCCAGGTTCTAAACTATCGATTTTAAACCTAAATGGCCCGTCTTTAGTCAATTTTTTGATTGACTTATTTAATAATGTTTTGGTACCTTCTTCACCTAAAGACTCGTTCATAGACATGAGAAATTCTGATTGAGTCATGTCAAACATCTCCAAATATAAATTTATATTTGGATTAGGGTATCCACCGCGGGATTTTAAAAATTTTACTATGCCGTTAAAATCCATAAGTATTTTTTTTCAATTTCGGCATTTGCGTCCGAAATTAGTTCAGTTAATTCCTCAGGGTCTGAAGTTACCTCAATAACATAATTGGACACCTTTTTATAATCGTTTAATAATTCAACTTCAAAATCACTTTCATCTAATTTATGTAAGTCATTGTAAATTGAGTTTGAAATTTCGGGAACAACACCATTTAAATTTTCTCTAAAATAGTTGGCAATCACAGGATTGAAGGTTAGATAAGTTATTGTTGTAAACATAGTTTTGTCGGGGTTTTCGACTACGCCATCACCATCACATTGATTACATTGATTATAACCGTCACCATCGCATTCATCACAATCAAGTTCACCTCCACCCTGACACGAGGAGCAAGTCTCACCATCCACTTCTCCTGTTCCATCACAATCATCACAGTAAACTGTTCTACTACCATCACACCCTGAGCAATCATAACGACCACTTCCATCGCATTCATCACAAGTATCTGAAATTCGGGCTTCGTTGTCGGAACCAAGGATTATTGCGGTAGTATTTTTAATTTTATTAATAATTTGGTCATAAGAATATCCTTCTCTATGTAGAAATAACATAATTGCAAATTTGGAATCATCATCATTTGTAAATTTCCTAAATCTTCCACCATACTCCCATTCCCACAATTTATTAATTTGTACGGTAATAAGGTCAAGTATGTTCGGTATTTGGTCAAACACATAAGAGTATTTCAAAACGTATTGATAAATTTTCTCGTTGGTCACAATCTGACTTTTAATATAAATACAGTAAAAGTTAATTGATAGTATTTTTTTTCAATATTTGGTATGTATTATTAAAATAAAAATGGAAATAAAAATTACAAACCTTGAAATTTTGGAAAGACCAAATGATTTGGAACTCGGAAAATACGTTAGAGAAAAGTATTGGAATGAGAGTAATAACCGTTTGAAAAATTATGACGAACATGTCAAGTTAGTTACTGATGATTACGGACATGTCGTTGGTATTGAAGAACGTTCTGATGATGAGTATGAAAGTTGTGTTATTTGTGGTAGAAAAACAAGTTATACCAGAAACACACACGTTGATATGAGAAGGGGTTTTATTGATGGCGTTGGACAAGCTTGTGACGGTTCTTGTAGAATTTAAAAAAAAAGTTTGGCGGTTCGGATTTTGCGCGTATCTTTGTAGTGTTAAAAACAACCACTACTATGACAAACACAATCTCTACCCCGACCAAATCAATCATCAAAGTAACTGAAGGCGTAATGTCAGGAGACGTATTCTACGGCTCATTTGACACCATCATAGACGGCAAACGTCTGTCGGTTACGGTCTCTAACTTCCTTAAAGACACAAACAAGGAATACGAGTTCCGTGTGGCAGGAAAATGTCAGGCAGGATTCATCACTATCCACGACACCAAAGGAACTCCTCATTCAGTTATCGCTGGTTACAAGAAAGATGCTTTGATTAACATTCAGGTGAAGGGTGAAAGTGGACATTGGTTCAACGTATTCACTACCAAAGGTGGTAAGTGGAACGGTATTGACAAAGGGTTCTTGGAAGTTATGACAGTTGGTGATATGAGAAGTTCTCACCCCAAAATGTGTGATATGAACATTTGGGATTTCATGGGAGCTAAAACTTGGGCAGACAAAGCCTTCACTCAAAACTAAGAGTGAGAATCCCCTCTGAAAAAAAGAGGGGATTTTTTTCTTTTTTGCTTGTGGGAATGAAGTTTATTTGTATCTTTGTATAACAAATAACAACCACCATGACAGACACCATCAAAATCACCGAGAAAGTTCGTAACTACCAAGGAAACAACAGTTTTATCAACAAAATGAAAGATTCCCTTGACCAATGGGGACGTTTAACACCAAAACAAATGGAAGCCGCAGAAAAATGTCTTAACAGTCAACCAACCAAGATTACTGTAGATGAGCGTCCTGAACTCAAACGTATCGTAGAGTACACAGGGGAAAGTAAGTTCGTAAAGGACATCGCCGAGAAGTTCCAAAAGTGGGGAACTTTGACTGACAAACAAATCACAGCTGCGATTGCTCAGATTGACAAAGAGGAATACAAAGACAAGGTTCTTAAACTACGTATTCCGACTCCTGGTGAGACTATCTTGATTGGTCGTAAGATTGGTCAACAACTCAAAGAAACTTACGGTCTTGAGTTTAACCCAACCTTAATTGATATCACCAAGATGTTGGGTATATCACCAAAGGCTGTGAAGTTCCAAGGTAAGATGACGGTAAAGCGTAGCAAGGTTTGTATGTGTTGTGCTAAAACTTTGACCGATGAGTTCTCAATGTTGACTGGTATGGGTAAGATTTGTTCTAAACACATGAGGGTCCCATACATCACCGACAGGTCTCAGGCGGAACAATACCGTGAGGACTACCTCAAAAGAGTGGAAGAGATTGGTTTGATGGAGTTTTGGATTCCAAGGTCACAAATCAAAAAGTGGGAGGGTGACAGGAGTATCATGTTGGAAATGTTGTCCTAAAGTGTAAGGGTCTCTGTAAAAGGAGACCCTTCATTTTTTATTACGAACTGCAACACTGAGCATTCCAAGGAGTAGAAAAACCAATATCAGTGGTAATAGTTCCTGTAACATTCAAATAAATATTTTTCTTGAAAAAACTCAATTGACTCGTAGATTTGTTTACCTATAATTTTATTGTATGCAAACAAAAAAACCATCGGCAATCGTTTACGGTTGGCACACTTTGGGGGAGATTATATTACATTCAGACATTTACTGGGAGGAACACCTTCATGATGAGGTTGTGATTTATTCTTTACCCTATGAGAATACAGTCATTGAAGATTATACACAGTATAAACCTGACCTAATTATTTCTTTTGATGAGAACATTGAAATACCACATTTCCATCTAACAAGATTTCACATTCATTATGATGAACCGTTACCTGATATGGTTTTGGCGAATGTAATTGTATGTCAGTCTGTTTTCAGAAACACCGAATACATACGTCCACGGTTCTCAGTATTCACTCCAACGTATAAGACAAACGAAAGGATTTACAGAACCTATGAGAGTATGAAAAAACAAACATTCACCAATTGGGAATGGATTGTGTTGGATGATTCACCTGATGATGTTACGTGGAATATCCTCAAGAAAATTGCTGAGAAGGACTACAGGGTAAAACCTCACAAGTTGTATCCAATTACGGGTGGTAACGTTGGTTTGGCAAAACACAGAGCGGCAACACTTGGTGATGGGGATTGGTTGGTTGAGTTGGACCATGATGATGCATTAACTTCAGAGTGTTTACAAATCTCTCATGATGCCATCCTTCAATACCCCGATGCTGGTTTCCTATACACAGACGTGACCGAGTGTTACGAGGATGGTGAATTCAAATACTATGACCACGATTGGTCAGGTGATTGGTACGCAAGACACGACAATTACTTTGACTTTGGATATGCTGGTCATACCAAAGTTATGGTTGATGGTGTGGAGAGACTGGCACATTGGTACCCTGATATCAACCCATTGTCCATACGGTTTAACATATCAATGCCAAACCATGTAAGAATGTGGGAGAGAAAACTATATCATGAGATTGGTGGACACAACAAGTTGACACCTGTTGCTGATGACTTTGAACTTATTGTTCATACATTTCTACATACACGAATGATTCACGTCAAAAAAATGTTATACATTCAATATAACAATAAAAACTCAACGGTTGATAACAACGCGACAGACATCAATCGTAGAGCAAGATTAATCCGAGACCACTATGACAAACGAATTCATGAGAGAATCATTGAGTTGGGTTTTGAAGATTGGAATTGGGATGAAGAACTGGGTCACTCTCAGAAGTTTCAAAACCGTGGGGGAGTGAGAAAGTATCATAATGAAGAACAAGTAATGAATTACATCTATGAATAATAACAAGAAAATTAAATTGTGTTTAAACGCAATGGTTGCCAACGAGGCACCAACAATAACCCGAATGTTAGAAACAGTGTGGAGACACATTGACTATTGGGTTATCCAAGATAACGGTTCAAAAGACGGAACTCAGGACATTATCCGTGACTTCTTTGCGGAAAAAGGAATCCCTGGTTTACTCTATGAGATTGAATGGCAATATCCAGGTTGGAACCGAGACCATACCTTAAAGACATGTCTTCAAACAGACCACGGATGTCAATGGATTTTGAGGATGGACGCTGATGAGATTCTTGAGGTTGATGAAGATTTTGATTGGTCCGTATTGGATGACTTGAGTGTGGATTCTTATAACGTAATTGCACATGCAAACGGTATGAGATACTACCGAACTTGGTTGTGGAATGCTGACCGACCATGGTTCTTCCAACACGATAAAAGACACGAAACAATCCACTTACCTGAAATCGGTGAAGGGTTTGTTAGAGTTACTCTCCCTGAAGGATTCAGACACGTGGTTCACAGTGACGGACAGACTTGGAATGTTCCAAGAAAGTTCTTGAAAGACGCGTTGGAACTTGAAATTGATAAAGTGGTTGGTAATACCGTTAAAGAAGATTTGTATCACCTTTGGTATGTTGCAAAATCATACTCTGATTGTTGGGGTAAGTCTGATGAACTTCCATTTGGTTTGGACCACTCAAAAGAATTTGCTAGAAGATGTATTTTCTACTACGAAAAGTTCATGGAGTATTCTCACAACTATTATGTTACTGGTAGACCTGCAAGAATTGATGAGATGGCTTACTTCGCATTTATCTTGATGGGTCAGGCTTGGGAAGTGATTGGTGACTTGGAAAAAGCTGAAAAGTGTTTCCATCAGGCAGAGGCGTTCGCTCCAATAAGAAACGAACACTTACTCTACCTGTGTTTCTTCTTGGAAACTCAAAGAAGATACGATGAAATCTATTGGCAGTTACAAATTATGATGGGACAAGAAAGAGTGAATCCATTTCCTCAGATGTGTTTTTTGATTGAAGACCGTTGCTACCATAACACATCAAATTTCTTACAAGAGTGGTCAGATAAACTCAAACGTAGAATTGAGGAACCAGTATTAAGTTCTGACGGTGTTGAATTTGATTTCGAATAACAAATATGATTACCTAATCGTAGGTGCAGGACTCTTCGGAGCAACCTGTGCCTACGAGTTGGGTAAAAATCATAGAGTACTTGTAATAGATAAAAGAAGTCACATTGGGGGTAACTGTTATACCGAAGATGTTGACGGAATTCATGTTCACCGATACGGTGCGCACATCTTTCATACAGACAGTAAAAAGATATGGGATTGGGTAAACCAATTTGCAGATTTTAAACAGTTTGTTAATTCACCCATAGCAAATTATAAAGAAGAGTTATACACCCTTCCATTTAATATGTGGACGTTCCACCAACTGTGGGGTGTAAAAACAGAAGAACAAGCAAGGGCGAAGATAGAGGAACAAAGATACAAGGGTCCTGTAACTAACTTAGAACAACAAGCCTTGTCTATGGTCGGTACCGACATATATGAGAAGTTTATTAAGGGATATACCGAGAAACAGTGGGGGAAGAAATGTGCGGAATTACCTGCGTCAATCATCAAAAGAATACCTGTAAGGTTTACGTGGGACAATAATTACTTCAATGATAGATACCAAGGTATTCCTGTTGGCGGGTACACACAGATATTTGAAAGGTTATTGGACAATGTTGATGTGTTCTTGAACCAAGACTTCTTTGAAAACAAAGGAATGTGGGAAGAAGCTGCGGATAAGATAATCTACACAGGACCAATTGATAAGTTTTTTGATTACGAACATGGTAGATTAGAATACCGTAGTTTGAGATGGGAGAACGTCCATATTACTTCACACAGTTTCCAAGGACATCCCGTGGTTAATTATACTGACAGTGATACACCATTCACAAGGATTTTAGAACATAAGTTCTTTGACTATCAAAATCAAAAAACAAGTTATGTTAGTAAAGAATATCCCTGTGACTATACAGGTGACAATGAACCGTATTATCCAATCAAGGATGATACAAATGGTGAGATTTACACCAAATATAAAATACAAGGTGATAAACTTGAGAAGTATATGTTCGGTGGTAGGTTAGGAACTTATCAATACTATGACATGCACCAAGTGATTGCTCAGGCACTCCATCTTTGTCAGAAAATAAAAATGGGTTAAGTTTTACTCAAATGAAACATCTGTACAACAGAATGAATCGTTAGATACTTGAGAGATGATGTTAGTTATTTTTGACTTGAGTCTATTGGCAATTGCAATTCTATCAACAAACTCAGAATCTGTATAGATTTTTAATCCATAAACCCAATCACACATTGCTGACATAACAGGTGATTTAAATAAAAATGTTATGTCAACACGGTATACATCAGATAAAATAGGGTCTTTCTTGATTGCCGACTTGACAATCTTTTGTAGAGACCTTTTTAATATGAGATTTTTATCCGGCATGTTTTGGTAAGTATAAACATAAATACTTAAATATCCTCATTTATGTTTCAATAAACGAGGTATTTCTTATATCATAGGTATTTATTTTTAAAGGTCATCAATGAAAAGACGATTAGTAGAAGATATTAAGAGACAACAGAAATTAATGAATATTGAAGAACAATCATTTTTTGATGTTGAGAAATTTATGAAAGGTAGTTCTACACCACAAGATGCGACATATGTTGATACAAAAACCATAATTCCTCAAACATCTCCAGGTTCTTTTGAAGAGATTACAAACAAAGTTATAAGTTCTTTAGAGGGAGGTTATTATCATCCTAAGATGAATTTAGGAGCTATGGGTGACTCAGGTGAAACTATGATGGGTATTGATAGAAAACATGGTGGTGATATTAATACTTCATCTGATGGAAAAGAATTTTGGAATTTAATTGATAACGCAGGTGCCAGTTCAAAGTGGAAACACAACTATAAAGGTGGTGATTTAGAACCAAAAT